TTATAGTACTCTCTAAGAACTGTCATGTCATCATAACTAGAAAAATCTTGGTTAAGTCTTACATAGTCTTCTAATGTACCGCCAGTTTCTTCCATAAAATCTACAACTTTTTGTAAATTTTCAGGTAAAGCTTTTCCAGTTTCAGCAGACTCTAACATAGCTTCTTGAGCTTGTTCAGCTATATCATCTACTTGCTCTTTAACTTCTTCTTCAGTAATTTCTTCTAATACTGGAGTTTCTTGTGTTTCAGCTTCCGGTTGTACTTCTTCTTGTTTTTCTGTGGTGTCGGCGTCTTCAACGAGTTCAACCACTCTGTTATCGTCAGCGTTATCTTTTGTAACTTCTTCTGTGGTTTCATTTTTTTCTTCTGTTTTTGGTGTTATTGGTTTATCTAAATTTACCTTGATGATGTTGTCACCTTCGTTTGTTTGTTTTTTAAGATCAACTTTTGTTACGTTGTCTTCAGTAGCCTTTTCTACTACTTCTTCTGTTTTCTTTTTTGCCATAATATAATATAATAATAATTAATAATTGTTATCTAGGATCAAAGACACCTAAATCAAAACCGCCTCCTAATATATCATTACCTGCAGACTCAAAGTTTTTAGGTTGTTTTTGATTATTTCTTTGATCTATAAGCTCACTTTGTTGTGTAGCTTGTATTCTAGTTCTTTCGTCTTTACGATCTTCTTTTTCTTTTTCTTTTGTTTTTTGACCTTCAACTTCCATGCTTTTTAGCTTCATGTTCATTTCAAACTCTAATTGCATAAGTTGTTTTTTGTATTCAACTTCTTGAGCTTGCTTTTGAGCATCAAGTTGAGCTTTCATTCCTTCAAGCTGAGCTTCTGCTTGTGCTTTAGCCATTTCTTTTTGAACTTCTAATTCAGCCGCAGCTTGCTGCGTTTGCATATTAGTCTGCGCTTGCATTTGCATATTTTGCTGTTGCATCAACTGATCTTTTTGCAGTTTCTTTTCTCTTCTTAATTTTAATAATTGATTTGCTAACTTTACACTTTTAATTTCTCTAAGATCAATAGCATCTGCAAGTTCTATTATTTGTTGTTGTAATGCCATTTGTATGTTTTGCTCAAGCATTGCTTTTTCTTCATCATCAGGTGTTAGCTCTAAAAATATACCAAAGTCATATAAATGCAAGTTTGACATTTCTTCAAGTGTAGCAACATTATGAGTACCTATAGCTTGTATAAAAGCATCTTTTGTTGGTGAGTACTCTATAATATCAGATATTCTAAGTGACAAACACTCTGCAACTTCTTGTGTTAAAAATAAACCTGCTTGTAATATGTGTCTTGTAGCTGTATTACTATTTGCTGCAGCCATTTTTTGTATACCAACTAAAGCGTTTCTGTCTGGTGTACTACCGTCTCTAGCTTCATTAAGACCTGTTACATCTCTAATCATTTGCAAATAGTAATTATAATTACCAATTAAAGCTTGCATTTTATTACCACCGCTACCACTTGTTATTTCTTGTATTGGCACTTTACCAGGGTTCATATCACCTTCCGAAGTAAATGATCTACCAATAACAGAACCTGTTTGGAAGAACATGTTTAAAGCTTCTTGTGGACTGTAGTTTGTACCATTGCCTAAATCTATTTCAGCCAAACCGTCAGCGTCTAAATAAACACCATCTGGCACCATACGAGATAATACTTGTTGTAGCTTTAAATGTGTAAGTTGTATCATATCAGCAAAACCAGTTATACGTTGTACTAAAGATTCAATACGACCTTTGTACATACGTGGAGCAACTATAGCGTAGTTCATTTTAACTTTAGTAAAATCGCTTTTTGGCCTCATCATGTTTTTAGCCATTTCCCATTTTAACAACTTATCTGTTCCTAGAATAATAGCACCATCGTACAAACACTCTATAGACCTGTGTAACTTACCAAAATTGTTATCTTCTGGTGGGTTAAAACTATCATCTTTTGGTAATATTTTGTCAGCACCTGTACCAGTTTCTTTTACTTTATAAACTTCGTTCATATATGTTTTATAATTAAAATATAAAACTTGAACTTTATTTGTGTCATGCTCGCTATAGCTATGACCTTGATTATAATTTGTTTTATGATAGTTTTTGTCTTTAACTATACTTTCTAAGTCTTCTTGAGTTAAATGTGGAAATTGTTTTACTAGCTCATTAATAGGTATGCTTTTAACTTCACCAGCGTAGTATATATCATCAAAATAAGGTGATTCGGTATATGAATAAACTAAATCAGTTGGATCAACGTAATCAACAACAACGCCTTCTGAAGTGTTAAAAGAAGTTTTAACGGCACCAATACCTAAAACAGTAAGATCGTAGTAAAATTGTTTTTTTGTTAACTCATATCTACTACCTTCTAAAAGAGTATTTATAGCTTGTTCTTCAGCTACTTCAACAGCTTGTTTATAACTAAGCTGCATGTGTAATTGTAACTCTTCTTCACTATCAGGTAAAACATCTGCTTTACTTTCAGTAAGATCTATACCAAAAGCTTCTTCAGCAAATTCATTTAGTTCTTTAGCTCTCATATCAGCTAATATACCTTCCATATACTCTGTTCTTTTGCTAACACCGTAAGGGTCTTGAGAGTATGCTTTTATATCATATGTTCTTTCTGCAATACCATTAACTACTATATCAACAAACTTAGGTATAATAGGCACTGGCTTCCAGTCTAAATTAAGATAGGACAAGTCACCGTTAATAGATAATTCGTCCTTATACTTTTGTATTGATTGTTCGCCTCTAGCGTATAATCTTAAATTGTGATAATTATTATGGTTAGTTTGGTATCTATTACTACCTCTTTCAGTGTGAAACCACTCAGCTTCAATAGCTTTTGCCACTTTCAAACCATAATCATAGCTCATTTTTTCCACATCACTTACAACTTGAGAAGGAAAATAACTTTTTACAATCATATTTATTTTTTAATTAATTTAGACATATTACCAGCGTTTGTATACTTAGCAATATTTATATTTAGTTTTGGTTTTTCTATTATAGCGTTTGGTCGATAAAGATGCTTGTTGTTTGCCATTATAGCAAGACCAGAACTAATAGAAGCATCATGCTTTGTTCTTTTGTTTATATCAAATTTAGCCCAGTCATTTAATAAATCATTAAAATAACAACTGCCAAATTGACCTTCAGCATTCATACCTACATGACCTTGAATATACATTTCAATAGCAGAGGCATGAGCTTGTTTAATATCTTCGCTTGAGTTTGGTATACCACCTATTTCTTTTTCTGCTACAGATAATTTATTCCATATTTTATCAGGTCTGTTCATACTAAAACCTCTATAACCACGTCTTCGTAAATAATACAATAGACGAGGCTTATTGTTCTCTGCAAGTAAAGGCATGCTATAAAATACTAACGCCATTAATACATCTTCAAAAAATATTTCAGCTGTTTGAGGTCTAGCTAAATATTCTAAAAAAAACTGATTAGCTGGAGAATCTTCCATGCTAAACTTAGTTAATCCATGTAGTGCTCCTTTAGATCCTTTGCCATCAACAGTACCACTAATATCGTAACTGTCACAGCCAAACGCGCCGATGTGCTCGTTACCTGGATATCGTATTCCATTTTTTATTATTACTTTATTTTGTATATGTGTTGGTGGTACCCAACTTATTTTAAACCTACCTTTTAGATCTGGATAAAATATAACTTTTGTGTCTTTTACTCCATTAACCCATTGAAAATTACCTCTAGTAACACCTAGTGTTCTAGACATTTCTTCGTTATAATCTATTTGCTCGTATATTTTAACCAAGTTAAATATACTATTTTTTGTTTCATCTCTAAACGCGTGTTCTGTAGTTCTTGGAAACTGTCTGTAAAATTCATTTAACGCGTCTTGATCACCTTTTAAACCATCAGCTTCGTTTTGCCAATTGTCTATTACACCTACATCTATTAACTCTCCATGGGGGTCAAAGACTTCATCACTCGGAGTATTGAAGACTGGGCTTCCGTGCTCGTCAATAAATCCTTCGTAGTTCCACTCCATTGGGATAAAAAGAGAATATAGTCCAGACGCTGTTTGTCCATTTCTGTTTCGCTTAGTAACGTCGGATGAGTTGTATAGTTTTTTGAAGTTTTCTCCACCTTTGTCTAATGAGTTTGAAGTAGAGCCCATCATACATTTACCTATAATCCTACTACCTAACCGTAAACATGTTTTGGTAACTCTCCAATTATTTAATATATTATCGGGTCTTTCCCATTTGCCACTTTCATCGTGTACTAACAGTTGTAGCTTTTCTCCGTCATAACTGTTATCACCTGTATTTTTCCAATCAATAGTAGTATCAAGTCCAACCAGGTCTTCCTGCTTTTCATTAGCAGTAATTTTTTTACGCGTAAACTTACTTGCAGGAACTCTATAAGCAAGCTCAGACTTAGGCCTGTCCATACCGTCTTGAATCGGTTTAAAAAAGAACGGGTAGTTAACTGATATTGGAACCACCTTGTCTGTAAACATTTTTTTAGCATCTGAACCTGTTTTAGATAATATACCAAATCTACTATCGCTAGCTAATGTAGCTTGATTAACTGTTTCTGCAGACGACATAAAAGAAAAACCAGATCGTCTATTTTTAAGGTAACACATACCATAACATCTTTTATCTGCTTTACATGCTTCCCAAAATATATAGAATAACCTGTTTGCTTCTCTGAAGTCTGGCGCACCTACATCTATTTTACTCCACTGCAAGTACATATAGTGCGTACCTGTTATATATGTTGGTGTGCCTTTATTGTCAAACCAGAAACCTTCATCTCTTCTTTTAAACTCTTCGTCTATATAATCATACCATTGTGATTTATTTTCTTCAGGATATGCTCTCCAGTCAAATATATTTTTAAGTCTTGCTAGTTCTTTTGGGTATTCAAATTGTTGCCACTTCTTTACTTTGTTGCTATACACTCGCACTGGTTCCATCGGCAGAGCAATTTGCAACCCTTGGATTTCAATGATCTGCCCAATTTTACCAGTTTTTGATATGACAACGATATTGTTTTCTTTATTATATCCATATTCCCATTTGTTTTTTTTATTAAGCCTTTTAATTGTATTAATCTTAACTGGCTCAACTATTTTAATTAAGTCTTGTTCGTACATTATCTTGATCTACCTTCTGCAAAACCTTTAAATGCTTTTGCTTTATCTTCAGGTTCTTTACCCTCTAATATGTTTTCTTCTTCTTGTATTCTATTCAATATTTCAAACGCATCAAATATGGCTAGCTTTTTAGTTGCTGCAGCATTCTTTAATC